AAGTGCTATATACCCATAAGACAAATATAACTTGTTGTTTTTCATATAAAAAAGGTGAAATTAATCACCTTTTAAAATTTTTTCTCTTTCTTCTATTAAAGATTTAAACATCTCTAAATCTTCTAAAGAAGAATGATTTTTAATAAAGTTTTTACCAGCACTTTTCATGCTTAGGATTTTTTTCCTTTCTTTTGCACCTGGATTTGCTTCCAGATATCTTTTATTTGCCTCTACTTGTTGTTCATTAGAAGCATAACCTCTCCTCTTTCCCATTATGCAATCCATACATCTTCTATAATGTTATCTTCTACTTTAAATAAAAATTGTGTAGAATTAGGAGTGTTAATATAAGCTATGTAATCATAGCCATTATTATTACTTTCATTTACAATTACTTCATTCACTCCTTCTTCTTCAAAATCTTCAAATGCACAAACTACTTCATTGTAATCAAATTCTGCTCCTATAAGATTGTGTAAATTTTCTAAAACATCATATTTTGTCATATTAAAACCTCCATTTGTTTTTTCTTATAATTTATTTTAACATAATCTCAAGATTATGTCAACAACTTTTTTAAAATATTTTTAAAATAAAAAAAACAGGGATTTCTCCCTGCTTTTTACATCTTAAATTTACTAATTTTTTGTGATAACTCATGCGCTTCCTCGATTAAATCTTCATAGAAGCATTTCCAGAGTTCAGCCATGCTGTGATGTTTATGTTCCTCATGCTCATGGTGTTTTTCTGTATCATAACTTCTTGTTTTACTCTCATGTTCTCTCATCATGTTTTGTATCTTTTCATCATCTTTTTGGAACATGTCTAAGCGAGTTCTTGCTCTTGTTAAGTACCAAGATGCCATATCCATATTTTCAGCTTCCTTTTCTTCTTTTGCATACTCATATGCCATTTCAGCATCATTATAATCATCTTTCAACATATCTATCATTCTTTCCAATCTTTCTTTCATTATTTAGTCACCTCTCCTTTTTTAGTTATACTTGTTTCTACAGCTGTTGTTTCTGTAGGTGTAGTTGGAGTATACACAGGGAATACAAAGCTCGTACAAGGCAAATTACAAGTTCCTACATAGTTTAAAGAAGTAACATCTGTTTTAAATCTTGTTGGATATATTCTCCTATTTCTTATCTGATCGCTATACACATTATTTCCACATTTATTAATTAGTGGTATCTGTGTTGTAGAACTTCCTATAGTTATTACTACTGGAATAGGTGTTGTAGAGCTTGGAAGAGTAGTGGCTATTAATAAACATACATTTTCATTATTGTTAAAAGATTGGCTAGGCTGTACATTTAATACGAGTTTTCCTCCTGTTATTGTTGCTGTTGTTACAGTTATTAGATGTCTGCATCTATTACATCTACAACTAGCATTTAAATTGCAATTCATATTTTTACCTCCTTTAATTAAAAAGGTGGGAATTATCCCACCTTAAAGTCACGACAATTAGTCGGAATAATTAACTAGATATTTCCACAACCGTTAAATCCACCACAGCCATTACCAAATACTGGTGTTCCCCATGGGTTACAGCTTTGGTATGCTGGTACTGGTGTAGGTCTAATAGCATTTATAATGTTATTAGATTGAGCTTGTAGAGTTGCAGAAAGTGTTAAATCTTGGTTTCTGTCTCTAAGTTCCTGAATAGTATTAGCTGTCATCATATCCACGATTCTTTGTGTATTTGCATTTCCAGCAGCTATTAAATCTCTAGTGTTCATGTTAGCATTTGTGATTATATCACATGTGTTTTTAGCATTTTCATATCTAACAGAATCTATATTTCTGTTAGTAGTGCAGCAGCAGCTATCTAGGTTTGAATTTAGATTAGCAAATCCTAAACCTATTAGTTCTCTTGTTTGACTGTTTTGTTGGGCCATTGCATAAGTAGAATCACAGATTCCATTTCCCAATCCTGTTATTCCAGACTCTATAGCTCTATGTCCGTTTTTAAGGTCTTGTAAAGCAAATTGATCTGCCATTAGTTCTCCACCTGCAAATCCACCAGCTCCACCAGCTCCGAATCCATTTCTACCCCAACCAAACATCATCGCTATAATTAGGAAAACAATCCAACCTCCACCAGCTCCAAAACCGAAACCGTCTCCGCCAGCCATTCCAGTTGGCATCATAGGCATTACGCCCTCTGTGCTAAATCCTGCCATAGTTTATACCTCCTATTGTTTTTTTATTTGTAAAACACCCCCGTGTTATTACCTAGTAATTAAATTTTCTACCTCCGCCTTGAACTGTTGGCGTTGCTCCTGGTCCTACTGGACTACTTGGCTGTATACTATTAGGGTCTATTCCCCTTTGTTGTAAAATGTTGTTTCTCTGCTCTGGTGTCATTTGCTGTACCTTTTGCATCATTTCCTGTTGTTGCTGCGGTGTCATTTGCTGCCATTGTTTCATCATCTGTGCTGCTTGTGGCCCTAATGCTTTTTGTAACATCATCATCATTGGATTCATAGCCTACCTCCTTAAACCCTTTGCTTTTTAATAGTTCATACATTTTTTTGTCAATTACTTTCCAACTTCCATCTTCTGTTATAACTTCTCTAGTTATAAGAGATAAAATGGTATTTTGGTTAGTTGTTACTACCTGGTCTAAATGTCCGCCCTTTCTCTCTTCGTTATACATAATAAATGCTGTTGCCGAAAATTCAGGTTGTTTATATACAGGTGTAAAAATCACTTGCTGTGGAATATCTTCTCCCCATTCTATACTTCCATACTTTCCATTCTCTGGAATTATAAAGGTATCCTTTCCACACTTGCTACATTTAAAATGAAAGCCTATAGGAATTTTAGGTTTCCATTCATAACTATAACCATTTAAAATTGGATTCTGCTTGTTTTGTGGGTTCATATAGTCCACAGAATTAAAAATCATTTCGTTAATGTTATCATTTCCACAATGTGGACAAGCCATTTTTTCAATATTCATTTTCTCACCTCAAAGATTTATTTCTGCCATTTTTCACCTTTGACTTTGATAACTATATTTTATCTTTTATAGCAAAATAAATCTAAAAATATACCTAAATAATACCTTATAATATATTTATTTGGTTGTAAAAGTTCAACTTTTTATTGACAAAGTCATATAAATATGTTACCATTAAGTAACCTAAAAGCCTTTCTATCTTAGTTTAAGGATACGGGGATCACGGAGGAAAAAAAGCCTTATTCGTTAAGGACATGCAGGCACATCAGAAATGATGTGCTTAATTTTTTAGGAGGCTTGATGTTTGATATTTTAGGTGTGTATCTTGTAGATTTCAAAATAAATATAGGTGGAGAGTTTAATGGAAAACACTACGCTGTAATATTAAGTGAACTTTCTTGCAAAGATAAAACTTTATTAGCTGCCCCTATAACAAGTAAAAAGAAAGGTACAAAATATAGAGGTGGTTTCACAATAGATTGTAATAAATATCAAACAAATCCAACTTGTCAAAGTGCTTTTGTTAAAGTTAGAAAAATGAGAGAAATTCATAGAAGCAGAATTTTCGGAAATAAAATTTATGATTTAGACAATGAAGATAAACAAAAACTAATTGATAGCATAAAAAAAACAATAAAAATATTTGATGACGAATAAATAATTTATAACCAAAGCCCTTAGGGGCTTTTTTATTTTATGGATATTAAAAAAGAGGGAGTTAATCCCTCTTTTCTATTTTTCTATGCTTTTTGAAATACTGTTAAGGACTTCAACTGCCTGTTCCAGCACTCCTTTTTTACCATTTTTATATTCATCTAGATACTTTCTTAAAGCTTCATTTATAATGTAGGTCTGTGTAAGCCCAAAGCTTTCAGATGTATCTTTTAATCTTTCTAATTCTTCGGCTATTTCTTTGGTCGTGTTGAAGCTAATTTTTATATATTCTTTTTGTTTCATCAGCTCCCTCCTGGAGTTTATTTATTTTCTATTATTTTATCTAGCTTTGTTTCTATTCTATCCAGTTTTTTTGCTTGTTCTTCTGTTATTCTGTTAAACTCTATTCTTGTAACATAGTAATTACTTAAATTTTCTCTACTTTTTTCTAATTTATCTATCACTTCCCTGTGATTTACTATCTTTAATTTTATTATTTCTATTTCTGTATTTACTATCTTTTGTTCCTTTCCTAATCCTATTATATAGGACCAAGTAAAACCTAGAGTTAAACTCAAAATAATAGATATCATATTTTCTTTTATTTTCTTCAAAGTCATTCGGTCTCCTTACTGGGAAATGGCAGTATCCCAGATTGTTGTTATAATATTATAGTTTTATTCCTGCTTTTATTCCTCCAACTATATTATTGTTACCTTTTAAATCTGTTCTTCCTTCTAAGTATCCTTCTACATATCCCTTACTATTTATATCTTGCTCCATTTTCTTTGTAACTCTTAATACATCTTGTTGTGCTCCGTTAGTAACTGTTTCAAGAACTTTATTTACAACTGTTAGCTGTTTTTCTTTGCTGCTTTTAAATGTTTCTTGTAGTCCTTCCAGGACATCTTCAATTAAATTTATAATAAAATTTTCTGATATAAGCCAAGATAGATATCTAGGGATTCTTTTTTTGAATTCTTTTATAGCATACTCAAGTTTTTGTTTCCCTTGTCCTGATATAAATTCCTCCTCTGCTCTTGTTACCACATAACAGGCTATTACCCATAAACTTTCTTTTTTATACTTATATAAGTAATATATCCCCACCATAACTAGGATAATTGTTATTATTAAAAATATTGTCTCCTTATTCATACTTTCCTCCTCTATATAATTTAGCTTCTCTTTCCCTTCTAGGTAGTAATATAGGTTTTCCGCCTGCTAGTCTCCACTGCTTAAATTGAAATTCTATTTCCTCAATAGGAGCATTTGCATTTATCTTTTTTACTAGAGTACTTTTAGAAAAGTTTCCAACTCCTATATTAAAAGCTAAGCTTACCAAAGCATCAAATTGATATTGTTCAAGCGGAACTTTGATATAAGTGTCAATAGCTTTTTCAAAACGACTTAAATCAAGTTTTAAAAGTTCTCTTGATTTTTCTTTTGTTATTACCATTCCTTCTCTTACATCTGGTCCTGTATGTCCTACCCCTATTGTCCAAACTCCTGCAGCACACTTATACGCCTTTAATCTTTCTCCTTCTTCCTGAATTAAAAAATTAATCCCTTTTTCAGATATTTTCACTATTTACCCCCCTTAAAAATTATTTATTTGCATTAATAATTTCAATTATAAACCTTTTATCTTTTCTGCTAGGCTGTTTATATCTTCTTCAATAACAGCCATTTTTTCTGTAATAGCTTTCATTTCATCTTCAGAAGAAAATTTACTTTTTTCTAATAGCTTTTTCTCTTCTTCCAGTTTTTCAAATTGAATAATTTTGTTTTTTCTAAGATTTATTAATTGATCCTTATTCAATGTTTCTTCAAATTCAATTAAAGTTAATTTTCCATTTTCATAAACAATACTTTTCCCTTCAGCTTGGCCTTTCATTAATCTCTCATGCTCTTCTTTACTTATTTCATAAAATTGATTTTTCTCTTTGCTAGTTCCTTCTTTTTCTAAGTAAAACCCTACAAATTTGCCATCTTCTACTTTATAATATCTTTGCCATTTGTTTATTTCCATCTCTGTCATTCCTACCTCCTAATATCCTATAGCTATAATTTTCACTGCAATAGCCACTGGTGAAATTTCCGGGATCGATACTGCTGTTCCTGTAAAATTTGTTCTTGTAGTATTGTAAATCTGAACATTTTCTATATTGCTTACAAGGTTTTGGGTATCTCCTACCATAACTCCTAAACAAGCTGTAGGAAATGCACTATCAAAATAAAATGTTTGAGGTGATCCAGTAGTGAATTGAATTGTCATGTCTTTTATGATTAATTTATCTCTAGAACTTGTTATACATGAGCCTTTCTCCCAGTTGGAAAATGTTGTTCCATTCCAATATCTTGTATATCTTACTCCTGGTTTAAAATATGGAAACCATTCCTGATATGGATAATCCTTGTTATTTACTATCATCATAGCCCTGTTGGCGTCTGGACTTCCTGGACTTAGATTATCATTAGCTAAATAATATATTCCAGGTTCTTTTAAATTGTCTATAATTGGAGATCCGGTTGTTTTATTCCATACAAATAAACCTGCTTTTCCATTATTTAAATTATTTACAGCTGATATAACTTCTTTTTCTGGTGTCGTTAAGTTCTTAGCTTGTATAGACATTCCACCATCTTGATATAAAGCTATGGATTTATCTGAAATATTATTTGTTATATAAACAGTTCCTGTTTCAGTTCCATAAACTGATCCTATATATGTTCTATCTTTTTTTAAAAGTGCAATTCCTATATTTTCACCCTGAAAGTTCAACATTGCTAACATAGTATCTCCCACTCTATTGACTTTACCATCTATTTCTGTTTTTAAGTCAGACGCTTTTCCTGGATATGTGCCTTTATCAAGTTTATTTTCGCTTAATTTGGTTAATGTCTGGTTAGTAGTTTCCGCATTTTGGTCTAGTTTTGTAAAGTTAGGTTCAAAAACATCTGTTACTACACTACCTTTATCTGTTTTATTTGGAATCCATAATTGAAGAAATTTAGTAAATACTCCTTGCATTAATTTCACCTCTTTCATATCTTAATTTTTCTAGTTCTTCATATGTTTTTTCTTCTAATTGTTCATATGTAAAATCTTCCCAGTACTGATCTTTTGTAAGTTCAAATCTTATTCCAGCAGCTTTTAACCTCAATAATATTTTTTTTACGCTCTCTTCTTGCAATTCTGTAGGATAGACAACTTCTATTTTTCTTGTTCCTACATTATTTACATTTATTCTTTCAGAATCGTAATTAAAATAACCAGATAAGCCTCTTATTATAGTATCTGTATCTCCAAGACTTCCAAAGGCTAATTTTAGACTTCTTATTCTGTTTAAATAATCAATATCATTATCCCCTTGCCTATATTCTTCATAGTCAGATCCATAATAATCAATAGACTTTCCGAAAATAAAATCTATATCTTTTACTTTTTCAGTATCTTCTATAGCTTTAAAAAGTTCATTTAATTCATCTGTTATAGCTTCCATAATTGCAGCTATAATATTATTATTAATATTATATGAAGATGGCAGCTTATAAGCCAATTCTCCTTTTTCTATTTTCTTTAATACATCACTTACTGGCATTATCCTACCACCTCAATTGTATCTGCATCACAGTAATAATATTCTCCTATCGGAATATCTACATTTGCAGTTCCAACAGGATTAGGGCTTAAACCAACAGTAGCATTTAATTCTAAAATATTATTAGATACACTATATGCTCGAGATTCTATTTGATTTACTACTATTCTCCTAGCTTGGCTTTTCATTCCTCCCTTTTGAATAGATTCTATATAATCTATAATTACATTCTTTATGTCTGCTTTTAATTGTTCTGTTACAGTTCCAACAGCAGCAGTATCAGTTATATTTATTTTTATGTAAAATTGAACCTTAGTCATCATATAAAATCTTTCCGTTGTAACCTGTCCTCCAGAGTTTTCAATTTTATATATTCTATCCCCTTCACTTTCTATTCCAGCACTTTTATATTTATGTATTATTTTTGCTACTTCTTCAGAATCCACTCCATCTATATAAGCTCTTATATGCCCTGGTTTAATTCCGTTTAAATCAATTTCATCTGTTGTATTTTCTAAAACCAAAGCATTGTTTATTGTTTCTGATTTCAATAGTTCTGCTGTTATCGTATCAGATGTAGATCCTCCTTTACTCTGTCGGCTTGTTCTTATTCTTTCTCTATAATATATATCCTTTTCAATTCCTTCTCCTCCACTTGCTGGCGTTATATTTGAAACAGATACAACTCCTACAATATTGTTTACAAGTTCAGATATTTCTCCTATTATAGAGTTATAATCATTTCCGTATTCTGTAGCTATAGCTTGAACCTCTCCTTTAAGTGAACTTCCAACAGTTAAATTTTGAGTAGTCATATAAGTTAATTCAGTATCTCTTTTCTTGACCAATGTATTCTTAGGAATACTCATTTCCCTATCTGTTATAAATTCTAATGTTGTGACAGAATATTTACCTTGACTTCTAGGAACTGGAGGCTCTTCATTTTTTCCATGATAATCCAACTGAATACCAGTTGATGAATCTAAATAAGCTGAAAAATATGCCTGTTTTATTCCTTCCCATGCGTTTGATATTTCGTCGGCTGTTACTGCCATTATTGCTCCTTCTGGAGTATAAATATCAAATTCCCATTCTAATCCAAACTTTATTTTTAATTTTTCCTCCATACTTTTGAGTATATCTGAATAGGTTTTTAATACAAATCCTTGTTCTGTAACTCCAAATGACATCACTACCCCCTTTTACTCACTTCTATAGTATATTCATTCTCATCTGTAGCTATAACCTTAAAATTTATATTTAAAGAGTTTTTTGTTAAATCTTGATAAACGTTCAATTCTTTTATCTCACTTACTCCTTTATCATTATTTAACATATCTCTTATAGCAGTTTTTGCCATTTTTATTTGGTCTTCTCCTGTTTCTGAAAATATTTCTTTCCAAGGAATACCCTCATTTTTATCTAAAAACCATTCACCTTTCATTAATTCAGTTTTAAGTATCAATCTTTGCTGTACATCTTCTGTTTTATTTGCTATTTTAAGGTGCTTGGAATTGTCAAATTCTAAATCTCTTGTATTTAAATTTAATTTTAATGCCATTATTCACCCCTTTAGTTTTTGCTTGGAGCTCCTGTATTTGTTGGGCTTCCATCTCCTGGTCTATAACTGTGTGTATGTCCTTTCCCTGATATTCCTGCAAAAGTTACATCTGTTGTTCCATTTACCATTGGAGCTTCTACTTTTTCAGATGCTATTACAGTTTTACATTCTATTACCGCATTAGGTGCTTTTATAGATGTAGCATTTAAAGCTGTTATAATCTCAACTGTAGTATCTATACTTCCGTCTGCTTTAAATACTATTTTATGTCCTGTTTTCTTGTTTATTATCAATAAATCAGCAATGTTATCAGAAGGCATATTGTCATATTCTCCATCTATAGTTCCAATTATTATTCCATCACTCATATTAAATCTGCCGTTTTTAGTTACACTTTCTGGCTTTTTTGTAGTTAATATTTTTTCTAAGCTTACTTCAGAGAAGCCTATTACTACTAAATCTCCTTTTTGGAGTGGATGTCTTACTGCAAAAGTAGAATCATTTAAGAAACATACTGGACATCTATCTATAGGTTGTGGCTGTACTTCTTGCCCTGCTATAACTGGTCTAGCTAATGGTAAAACAGAAGCTTCCATTTTAACTGGATCAAATGATAATATAGTTCCTGGTATAGTTGTATGTATATTATTTAATGTAACTAATTGCCAATTATCCAATATTTCATATAAAGTTGTAGGATTACTTTCATTTTTATTAGTCATAATAATCTTCCTCATATTCATCATCAAAGTTAAAACATTCTATTGTAGTTTCAAATTTTAACCTACTATAGTAATGTTCTACTGCTGTTATAGTGGTTTCTAGTACTTCACCATCATGTTTTTTTACTTTAAGTTTCATATTCTCCTGTAAAATATTATTCAAATAAGTTACAAAAATATATCCTTTCTTAGTCTTTCTAATACTTTTAAGTCCTGTGTCTGCTGATATCTCTGTTGTAAGGTTTTCATATCCTTTTTTTACAAAGAATATCTTATTTTTATTAATAGAAACTTGTGCGTTTACCTGTAAAGCTAATTTACTAAGTTCAGATTTTAAAGTTCCTTGTGCATTAAATCCTCTAGTATATACATAATCTTTACAATTTATAACTCCTAATCCAAAGCTACTAGATACCATTATATTTTTCACTATCTCTTTCAATGAAGTTCCAGGAGCAAAGTTTTTATTTACTACCTCACTTGACCAGCCTCTATTCCCTTCAGTGCAAGTCAATTCAACTCCATCACTGCTATTTTCTTCTGCTTTGTCTATTTCTCCATAAAAGATTATCCCTTTTGCATCTGTTTTATACCCAGCCATTATTGTTATTTTAGCTGGTGTTTTTCCTTCAGGAACATCTGCTAATTTTATAAGCATAGATTTAGTATTCTTATTTAAATAGCTTATATTTACTAAAGCAGTGTTAGATTCAATTTTAGAATTTCTTTTAATTGAAAAGCTTATTGTATTATTAAAGTTTGTATATACTTTATCATTTATTCTTATTTCCACATCTGGAATAAAATTAGTTACCAAGCTGTTCTAACCCTCCTTTTATTTCTCCTACTACCATTTGCCAGTCCTTACCTAGACTAAATATATCAAAGTAAGCATCAATAGCCTTTTCTGTCATTGGAAGCAGTTTTAAACTAAAATCTACACCAGGTATCATATTCGCTAACAGTTCAACATTTCCTAAAAGGTTTTGACCTGCTGCTAAATATTGCCCTGCTCCATCTAAGATTTCTAATGTTCCATCAACTAAAATATTAAAGTTCAAAAATTTATCTCCTAATGGTGTTAATATACTCTCTGATATGTTATTTTTTATATTTTCTAAATTTCCAAAGTCAAGACACTTTAGATTAAATAAGCCATTTGTATCTGTTTTTATTCCCATACCTTCTAAAGCTCCTAATGTCATATCAGGTAGAAAAGTACCACCTACTGTAACCGTTTTTAATGGCTTTTCTACGTATTTCATATTTCTTTGCTGTTTAGCTTCGGCTGTCTGTCCTGCTTCTGCTTTTTGGGTCAATAGAGCTTGCTTAAATCCAATTTTAACTATAAATCCATCTTCAAAAGTTTCCCAGTCTGTTAATTTTTGCAACATCATATTTTCATATATTATTCCCTCTTGTAAGTCCTCTACTGTCACAAGATTTTCAGGACTATAGAAAATATCTTCAAGAAACTTTCTTTTCTCCCTTGGATCTTCTCCCTCTGTTTGTATCTTGTAATAAACATCAAAATTAAATTCTACAGGATTAAGAGTGTTATTATCTGTTGCTACTGTCTTATCTTCCATTATTTCACTGGGAGAATAGGCTGTAAAAGATGGTGGTATTGATGAATTATAGAATATACTACCTTTTATTTTTACCATGTATCAATAATCACCTCCAATTAGAACTCTTTCTAAAGCCCATTGTTTTTCAAATTCTTTTCTTACAATCTCCGCAACTGATTCTTTTAAATTTTCTACAGCTTCATTATTCAAATTTGTAATACCATTTATATTTAAAGTTATTGTTGGATTAAATCTTAAAGCTTTTTGAGTTTCTGTTTGATTTAAATAAGTTGCTCTTTCTGTTGCTGTAAGTTGTGATAAAAGGTCTTTATCTATTTTAGTTTCTTGATCTCCTATCTTTAAATAAGTTTCATTTTCTTTAAGAGGAGTTTCTGAAAAAGTTCCAAACAGATTAAAGTTTTCAGCAATATATTTGTCCATTTCAGTAGCACTTTTATCCAACAAACCTTTATCTTCTCTCAACCATCTTCTATCTATACCTTGTTCTATTAATCTTCTCTCTCCTCTTTTTGACAAAAAACTTGCAGTACTTCCTAAAGGATTCATAGTTTTCCACCAAAGATTAGCTATTCCTTTCCCAACTTTAAATGTAGGTCCTAAATTTAAACCTTCTGCTATATAATCAATATTTTGTCCTACCCATTTAATACCTTCAATAACTTCAGTCAGTCCCATTGCAACTCTAATTATATTGTTTAGCCCTTCTGAATTTTCTAAAACTTCATTAAAATCTTTAGCTCCATCTCTTAAAATTCTAACAAATTCATAGGCTACAGGCTCAAATGCTTCACCTAATGTCAATTTTATAGCATCTTTTTGACTATCAAGAGAACGTAACATTCCACCTATTCCAGCATCCATATACTTAGCCATAGCTTCTGTTTTTCCTGTCGCTCCGTCTATTGCATCACCATAAGCTATTATATTATCAATTCCTTCTTTAAATATAATATTAGCTGTAGACATTGCTTCTGTTCCAAAAACTTGTTGCATAAAAAATGCTTTTTGTTTTTCTGTCATTGTTCCCATTTTCTTTTCCATTAAAGCTAAAGCATTATTTACACCAATGAATTTACCTTTATTATCATATAACTGAATATTGTATTTTTTTAATTGTTTTTCCGCCATTTTTGATGGTGCTTGTATTCTTAAAAACATAGCTCTTAATGCTGTCCCTGCTTGACTTGCTTTTATACCACTGTTAGCTGCAACTCCTATGTAAGCATTTAAATCAGCAAACTCTAGACCTGCATTTTTTGCAACTGGAGCAACATATTTCATAGCTTCACCCATTTGAGCAAAGTTAGTATTAAAAGCTGTTGTAGTATATACCATTCTATCTGTTACAAAATTAAGTTCATTAGCCATATAACCATAAGAAGATGCTGTATCTGTCGCTATATCTGATACAAGCTGCATAGATTCACCAGTAGCCCTTTGGGCTGCTACAACTGTTGGACTTGCTGCTTGAATTTCTTTTAAATTATAACCTGCTAATGCTAAATACTCTTGAGCATCTGAAACCGCTTTACCTGTAGAATTAAATTCTAATGCTACACTTCTTGTTGAGTTGGCTAAGCTTTTCATTTCTACATCAGTTAAATTTAATTTAGAACCTGTTTTTCTTAAAGAATCATCGAACTCTGTATAAGCTACAACTGATTGTCCTATTAAATCTGTTGTTTTTTTAAAAGCGTATCCAACACTTACTATCCCAGCAGCTTTTCCGATTAAACTACCCATTCCTTGATCTAAAAATCCAATTTGATTAACAGTTCCTTTAGCATTATCTCCGATTTGCTTTATTCCAGTTTCTGCTCTTTTAAGCCCTTGTTGATTAACTTTATAATCAACCTCATAAAATAATCCTGCAATTTTACCTGACATTACTCCTCCTTTCTTGAATTTTTGTATAAAAAAATCCCCCAGCAATTGAATACTGAGGGATAAAACAAAATATTTATTATTTTTATTTTATATTTTCTTTAGGTTCTGCATAATTTAATATCGCTAATATTTCATTGAGTTGTTTGATGTATAATTTGTATTGCTGGCTGTCACTTTTTACAGATGATATATTTTTTAAATTAAGATAATCTACAATTGGTATATCGCCTTTAATTACAAATTTTATCTTCATTTCGTTAATAACTTTTTTTGTATTCCTTGTTCCAGTAATTCCTCCTACAATAGCACCGACTCCACCAAACAATGCTCCACCAACTAAAGCTCTACCTAAACCACCTTTAACTTGGGAAGTTCCATTTTCAATATATTCAAATTCTAAAATGTCACTTAATTTATATACAGCATATTTCTTTTTATCTGCCCTGTGATAGCTATATATAAGCATTATCTTTTGATTAATCTTATCATATCTAAAATAATTTCCAATCTTTACATAAGTTTCAAATATTCCACCATTTTTGAGATCATAGAATTTATTATTTCGATAGTTATTCATTGGGTCTGTATTAACTTTAGAAACTTTTGAATTATTATCTTTTGTCATATTCATTACGATTTTTCCGAGAATAAGTAAAATGACAATGAACCCACCAAGAATATATTTAAGAACGTTGTATTCTTCATTTCCCATATGAACTCTCCTTATTTTGACTATTTTTTAGTTCTCTAAGTTCTTCTAATACTTCTTTTAAGAGTTTTTCTATATTAGTTTCTTCTTTTAAACTTCCAAAGGTTATACTATTAAGAGCCAATTTTATAATATAAGATATTGTTAATGCTATTAATACAATTACATAAAATATTAAAAACAATTCTGATATTCTCTGTCCAATTCCGACTTCTATTATAGCAAAAATAAAGAATCCTAAAATACCAAAGCCGAATACTATTGCTAATATGTACATTAACATTTCACTAATACTTAAATCCGATTTAACTTTAAATCTCATAAGCTCTCTCCTTATTCATATTTTAATTTAAAATTACTAGTCCACATCATTTTACCAGTAGTATAACTATATTCATAAATACATTCATATGAAACCAAACCATTTATTTTTCTTCTTTCAGTTCTTTTTTCATTCATCTTTTCTAATTTTTCAGGAGTTATTTTTCCTAATATTTTTACTTCTCCTGTTGCATAATTACCAGTTTTCTTTAAACTTATAACATGAGCTGATGTTTCTATCTTTTCTAAACCTTTATTTTCAATTTCAGTTTCTAATATACTTTCTTCTAACATTTTAACCACTTCAGGTTCTATCACCTTATATTCTTTAAATGGGTTGCTGATTTCTGATATAATTTCATCAGGTTTCATAGGATTGCACCCTGTTAAAATGGAAGCTAAAGCCATAAATAAAATTAATTTTTTCATATAAAATCTCTCCTTTTTAAATTTTAGTCTAATATATTATTACTTCACAATTTTAAAAAGTCAAGTCGTTTTATTAATTGTATTCCCCCAGTAATTCTACTAGGGGAATGATTTTATTCTTTAGTTGTAAGTTTTTGTTGACCTAAAATTTTTACTGTTTTTTCTAAAGTTTTATTTTCAACAATGTCATTTAAAGCATCATCTTTATTTATTCCAAGTTTTTCCATTTCTTCTAGATTTTCCTTTTCTATTTCAACTTCATAAAGTACTGGTAATTTCTCTTTTGCAGGGTCATAATCACTAGGAGTTTTAAAATCCCAGAAATTACTTGTTACCTGTTTTGTTTTTGTTTCTAGTTCTATTTCTGCTTTAGAATATATTTCATTTAATTTCTCAAATAGATATGCTATTTGGTTTTCTAAATATTCAGCTTGGTCTAATCTGGTTCTTACTCTATTAATTAACCAATCAGACTTTTTATCAATTTTTATTTCTTTTAACTTGGTATGAGCTTCTTTGATAAAACTTTCCATTTCATTAAATCTATTTATATATGCCATTTTAAATTCTGTAAAGCCTTGTATATGGAACATATATAAAGTAAATCCATCTTTTGTGAGTTTATATTCTCTATTCACCTTACCATTTTTTGCCTTATATTCGCTTTGTATTAATAGGGTCGAAATTTCGGCTCTATTATTTTTTCTAATGTTATCAAGGCTTTCAAGCACATGTTTATGTTCTTTCCCTAATCCAACGGCTAAAGTTCTACTACTAACAAAATATCCTATATTTTCATCGAACTCTAAATTTAAATTTAATATTTCATCCATAATATCATCTCCAAATTATTGATATTCCAATCAAAAAATGATATAATAGATTTATCAATCTCTGATTGGTGTGTAGAGTGTTAAGAATTCTTGGTCGGTGGATTAACACTCTATTTTTTATTGTCTAGTTCTACCTTTAGCAATTTAATACCTTCCATAATCGTATCTGTTCTAGTTTTATTAAGTTTATTAGCACATTCCTGAATTAGTTCTAACTCATCTTGTCTTAACCTAATATTTAATTTTTTATTTCTGGTATTATCTGCTTTTGGTCTACCAGTTCTTGGACTCATTCCATCACCTCACTTTTTGTCCTTACACTAATATTAAATTAGTACGCCCAAAAAGTCAAGCTTTTTTTTATTTTTTTTGGAGAAAGGGAAGTTGTGTTTTTTAAATCTTCTATTTAAAGATATTATTCAATTTGTCAATCATACAAGTTTGATTTTAGCCCTCCAAAAAGTTATAATAATAATGCGACTCATTTTTATAACAAGGAGGTAAAATATGAACTTGGTAGAATTTCTAAAAGATGAAAAAGTCATTATCTATTACTTTGAAAAACAAAACAGTATCAAACCTTGTTATTGTAAAGTTATTAAAGAAATTGATAATAATTTCATTCTTGTAGAAGAAAATACTGGAAAAGGATTGCTTTTAAATAAGCTTTTCATTTCTAGTATTGAAAAATATTCAGGATAAGTGGTAGTTTTGCTACCACCTATCTACAGTGTAATCTTCTTTGTGTTTAGTTTTTAATACTAACAACTCAACTATCATTTGAAATTCTTCATATCTAATTCCTCTTTCTTCTAAGAGTTTCATTATTTCTTCTGAAATTTCATCTATTTCTTTAAAGTTTATTCTTGGCATCTTGCCACCTCCATTTGAGTTAATTCTTATACAAATGCTCTAATTCGGCTTTAAAAATAGAAATAAAGTATTCTACTTCGTCAGGGAGCAATGTTTTTGGTTTTTCAAATAATTGCTCTCTTAATTTTTTAGATAAATTTTTTAAATGTTCTATTCTTTCTTCTTTGGTTACTACTTTTCTTTCTAAATTTTCATCATAAAAATGGTATTCCATCTTTTTTCCTCCTTTGCTATTCTTCATTTCTGTTTCTTTTATCTTTCTAAGAATGAATATATGTTTTAAAGTTTCTATAGAACGTGATCCTACTTTATCAGCAATTTTATTGATTTCTATCCAATCTTTTTCATCATAAAAATAAGCTAAAAAATCATTACCTACTAGAGAAATTCCTTTTACTTCAATACAATTTCCTTTGTCTGTTCCAGTAAGAAAATCATGATATAAACATTGCTTCATATGATAACAGAGTTCTTTAGAAGAATACTTATCACAAATATCTTTACAGTTTATCTCTTTTACTATATAAGGTATACTTAAATCAATTTTATCATTAAAACTAATTAGTATATCTCTTATACAATCAGGGTTTAATCTCATTAACATCACTCCTTTTGTATAATAAAAATGAATAAGTTTACTTCCTTATTTTATCCCTCAGTATTCAATTGCCAATGTCCAGATTTTCTTATTTTTTTGTTCTATTTTTAGGAATAACACTGTAAGTTTTGAATAACTTCTCACAATTCCATGTTAGAACTTCCCAAGGGTTCAGGTGAAAATGATAGGCTATTATATGGGCTATATATTCAAAATCAGTTAATTTATAACTTTCATAATCTATACAGCCCTTTTCATCTAACCTAAACCCTGCTACAAAATTTATCTACAAGGAGATTTACAGATTCCTCTGTCAATATGTCTGATGTTATGTTCTTTGGCAAACAATCAAAATCTTTTGCAATTATATCAAACATTTTTTCTATTGCAAACATTGTAAACTTTTTACCTGAATCATCAGCTTTTAATATAGTTCCTTCTCTTCTTACTCTTATAAGTTCAGAAGTACTAGGCTTTCTAAACTTAAATTTAAATTTAGTTCCTTTTATATCTTCCAGAACAACTTCATCATAATCTAAATCATCTTCTATTTTTATTGGTGTATAATCTTTAAAATCTAATATTTTTTCTTCATTTTCTTTGCTCATTAATATGCACCCTCCTCAACTATTTTACTTTCACATATAAAATTAAATGTTCTTGCATTTTTTTCACCAGAAGAATTTTTTCCATTTTCTCCATCATTAACCATATAGCAGTTAAGATATGTTTCTTTTTCTCCTCCTGGATTTCTATTATCTCTACTTATTTTAAATGACTTGTAAGTATTCATAAGTTGTCTTAGTTTTTTTAGAGCTGTTTTTGCGTCTGGTCTTACTGTTATACTTCCTGTTATTGTATTGTCTGAAGCTTTAAAAGTTATCAGTTTACCAGAAGAATCAACCCTTGTTATAACAGAATCTCCTGATCTTGATGTAGTGAAAGCTCCATCACCATCAAGTATGCCAGAAAAATCAGTTCCATCTATTGTTATAAAATCCCTGTCTTTATCATACATTTTATGCCTCACCTTCTGTTATTTTATTTATATCAAATGTTAAAAGTCCTGTTATTTCTCCTGTCAAGCATTCACCTCTTGGCATTGCAGCCCATTCAACTACAAATTTACCATTTTGTATGTCTGAAACTGTGTATGTGGTTTTAGTTCTAGCCCACCCTTTAGGATCTCCTGCCTTTCTAGTTGTTTCACCTGCTGTTACTTCTGCTTCAGACCAAGTAGCTATAAACTTTCTGTCACTTCCTGCATAATCTATTATTACAGAAAAAACAGCTTGATCAATTCTATTGGCTGCTGATAAATCAGCTCCTGGGTGTGCTAAAGGATCGTTTGATTTTAATAGGTTGCAAACTGCAATATGCATATCATCATTCATGTTTGCTTTACCCCATTCATTTTTTATAAATTCTCCAAAAGATGTTTTACCAGGTATTAATACATTTAGTCCTCTTCTCTCTTGATTTATAAAATTTATATTAGCTGCAAGAAGTTTCTGTTGGTCAGCTGCTAATCTGCTATTAACAACTGTACCTTGTATTTCTCTCCAACTCCATGGAAGATATCCAGGAACTGTTGTAGTCATAAATCCCAAAACTTTAGCATCTAAATTTTCTTCACCATCAAAAGGTATTGCCAAGGAATTAAAACTTTTACTTAATGCTGCAACAGTATCTATATTAATGTCCTCTGTTGTTGTATATACTGGTATTTTGCCATTTGCAATACACCATTCGCAGAAAGATTTTGTCAATGTTTCATCATATTTATCAAGCATTGCAAATAATGTATCTATGTCTGTATTTTCTGCTTTAACTTTATCTAGAAATGCTTTTAAAGCCTCTCCATCAGTTAAAACTGAACTTGTTTCTCCAACTACGTCTACAGAATCAACTCTATTAGACCCTCCAAAAAAGGCTTCAACTTTTTTGTAAACTTTATCTGAAGAAACAGCTCCTGTTATTTCTCCAGCTGCTGTTACTGTCTGGTAATCTATTTTCTTTTCAGTGGATACTATCAAAGTTCTACTAAAGTCTATTGGTGTTATCCCCTTAGTATCTGATAGTATATTTGAATTTACTAGCCTCACTCTTTAACCTCCTCTATAATTGCTGTTTTAGCTTTAGGTATAATATAATTTGTAACCACTTCAGCTAAAAATTGTTGTTGATATCTATATCTTGCCACTGATTGGTCTTGTAGAAACTCATTAACATTTGTAATATTAATTTCATCTCTCAAAACCAAATCTTTAAATCTTAAATTTGTTTTATCTATGCTATTGGCATATCTTGAAAATATATTAGAATTTGATAGCTCATATAGAAGTTTATCTACATTTGCTGGTTTATCTCCTCTTGAATAAACATTAAATTCTAACATATACCTTGCTTGAAATTTGTATATTTCTTCTATCTCTTCATTCTTTTTTGATATAGGCAATATTCCCTCGCTTGTACTATCTACCTCAATGATATTGAACTTTATTATAGGGTAACCACCATAAGCCTTTATATCTTCATCTGACAGTTCCACAGTATCTAAAAAGCAAGGATAAGATGTTCTGTCGCTTAGATATTTATACCAAAAAGAAATTAATTCTTTTTTAATCGCTGCCTCCAACTACGTCCCTCCTTGCTATAAATCTTATATAATCACTTAAATAATCATTATCTAATGGTCTATGAAGTATATATTTATTTCCATTTAATATAAAAGTATCTCCTATTTTAGGGATATAATCTTGTTTTTTAGAAAAATACGCTACTTTATCACTTATTATATAATCACTCATATCTTGTAATTGTAGTGGATTCAGTTGCAATACTGCTGCCTTTCCGATAAAAGTTTCTTTATTAATTTTAGGAACTCCATCCACTATTTCACCTTTATTATTTCTTGTAAAGGTAAATTCCTTAGAATATTTGTTAATGATATGAGAATGCATGAATGTTTTCATAGATCATCACCATACTTTTTAGTTTCTGAAATACCCTTGCTAGTAACTACTTTTGTTCCTATACTCCTTCTTAAATCTCCATTATCTACTAATGGTGTCCCATTTCTATATTTAAGAGGAGGGGGCATATCTTTACCTAATTCAGCTTTTGTTCTGCTTGCTAAAGTGAAAGCTATAATATCATTACTCTTATCAATTGTCATTTTACCTTCTGCTATTTTTTTAAGATTTGCTTTTATTAATTCTTTATAAAACTTTTCATTTCTTGTAAATGCTAAGCTTAGCCATCTTCTAGCTGGTATTTTACTTGTTCCAAATTCATGTACACTTCCAATAAGCACCATGTTTTTTTTCTTTCCTTTTTTATCTACCATTTTGTTGTCGCTTCCAAAAACTCCAACTTTAAAAGATACATTTCCTTCATTATTAAGCTTTTTTAAAGCTTTGCCTAATTGAGTTTCTTTAATTTTTACTTTAAATTTCATGATAAGAATCCCACTCCACTTACAGGTCTATCAGCATCAACTGCTCCTGTCATACTGTAAAACGATAAATACATTTGTCCATATGGACTTCCTTGCAATCCAGTACCCATTTTAGGAGTAAGCTTTTTATCCTGTGTATCAGATATTTTATCTTCAGAAGTTTTTAGATAATTCATATATAGGAGATGGCAAGTCATATATGTTTCTGCCATCTCTCTATAGTCAGCATCTAAAGCTCCATTTTTGATGTCTTTATCAACCAAAAGAGCTGCATATTCCATCTGAAGTTGAATAACATCTTCCGTTTCTTCACCTACTTCTCTATATGTTTTTTTTATTTTTTCAACAGTTGTTATTGGTGATAAAGACATTTTTACCTCCTAGTAATCATTTTTTTTATCTTTTTTACTTTCTTTTTCTTCAAAGCTTTCAGCAAATTCAATTTTTAACAATTTCTCTTTAATTGCTTTTGCTATAGAATTGTTATTTTTTACAATTCTTTCAATTTCTTCCTTTTGTGTTAACGTTACATCTGCGATTGATGTCCCTGGTATAAAACAAAAATCAGAGATCCAAATTTTACTATTGCTATTATTTTCAAATTTTATTTTCATTATTTCCTCCTATGCTGTCGCTCCTGTTAATTTTACTATTGCTTCTGGCTCTAATACTACGAATGGAGATATTTTTTCTTCAATTGGTGTTATTCTGCTTCTACCCTCCATGTATTCCTCTCCAATTGTAATATCTTGTACGGCAACAAATCCCATATTGCTTGGAATATCATCCAATCCAATAGGAGTATCTATCCCTATTACAGATTTAATTCTTTCAAAGTATTTTTTACCCTCTAATACTTCTCTTATAGACTTAGCATCAGATATCTCTTTTCCATCTTTATCTGTATATGGTCTATCTAATATAAAGTCTAATTTTTGTGGCAAGTTTAAAGTTCTAGCAACAAATTTTTTTCCAGTTTCCATAGCTTCTTTCATTTTTCTAATATCTTCCACAATTTGTGATCCTGTGGCGGTTGCCCATTGAGCCCCAGCAGCTACTGTATTAATTCCAGCAGTTTGATTATTGATACCTTCTATTCCTAAAGCCTTAAATCCATTTAATAGAAAATTATTTTCTGTTTCAGCTACTATTCTGAAAGCTTTTTCAGTTCTATTTAATGGGTATACCTTACCAGTTCTTATATCATCTAACTCATTTACATCTGTTTCTACTCCAACAGAAATCCATTTTAATGGGAATGTTTCTAGTTTTGCATCTCCAACAACAGTTGGTACTGTCTTAGGTTTCAAATCAGTTATAACTGCTTTCCCATCAAACGTATATCTTGTATAAGTTATGTGTCTTGTTGAGATGTCAACTCCATCTAAATTTGTAATTCTTGGAATTATTTCTCTTGCTTCTAATGGTGTTCTTTTAGCCTCTATTACATCAGCCAATGCTCCAGCATAAACATCTCTTATTCCATCTACAGGGACCCCCATAGCATTTATTTTAATTTGTTTATTTCCAATATCTTTCATCTATTCCTCCTTATTTTAACCATAATATAGCGTATTCACCAGAATTAGCAGAAGTTTCAAAAACTCCATCTATATCATCATAATTTAATGTTCCTGTCTTTGCAAACTTTCCATTTTCTCCACATGCTGCTTTATCTCCAGCTACAACAGTAGAAGCAGCTTTTACCCAAACATGTCCTTTTGTTATTACTTCAACAGTTGACTTAATTGGGTATTCTCTTGCATCAGTTACATTTACACCTCTATACCCTGCAACACCTAAAAATGAGCCCCCTGTTGTCATTAATTTACATTGTGTTTCTTTATCTGTTCCTCTCATAACTCCAGTTCCAAATGGAATTACTTCTTCATTGTAAAAATATCCGAATTGGTCATATGTAGATAGTGTTTTAGCTAACATTCCATCTTTTCTAACATTCATTATTTAGCACCTCCCATATTCTCTACTGCTTTTTTTAATTTATCCATTCCATTTTCTTTTTCTTTTTTTCCTTCTCCTTCTGTTGTTACTGGGAGAGAAGAATTTAATTTAACAATTGAGGCTTCATATACTCCATTTATATAAGAATCTTCTTTGTTCTCAAGGTCTATACCTGAAAAAGCTTTATTTATAACTTTCTTTTTAAGTTCCATTGTGTTTAGTTTTACAAGTTCCTCTGGATTTTCTCCTGTTAATTTAGAAACTTCAGAAATAGCATTTATTTTTGCTGCTACTTCATTTTTTATTCTTTCTTCAAATCCATTTAACTTTGTATTTGCTTCTTGAAGTTCAACTTCTTTAGCTGCTAATTTACCTTCTAAAATTCCTTTCTCATTTTTAACTGCTGTCAATTGTGAATCTCTTAATATTAATTCAGAGTGCAGTTCATGCGCTTCCATCTCTTTTCCGTTGTATTTTATTCCCATTTTTCCTCCTCTTGTATTTTGTTTTTTATACATTCCTTTTTGATAACTTATGTTCTCATCTTTAGAGTTCATTGTTATTACTCCGACTTCTTCTCCTGCTCGTCCTTGTGGTACTAAAGCTACATGATTAAGTGTTAAATTCACTTGCTTGTAATCATAACTTTCTCCTGAAGCTGTATATCCACTTTCTTTAAGCATTTCACACCAATAGCCTATACTGAATTGATTTTTCTTTCCGCTTCTGATATCATTTATTAAATCAGAATCTATTACTAATAAATCTACTTTTAGTTTATTTTCTTCTATTCCATAGACATTAGTAACATACCCTCTTATATATTCTTTAGCATTTTTAGCATCAATAAATTCCCAAGGGTGTAAATCGGTCATTATAAGTCCATTGGTTTGCGGAATAACTTTTTCAAGCTCTTCTAATGGAATAATTTCTCTAGTTATAGTTTCATTCCACCAATCGACATATTCCATAACTTTATCAGCTTCAGAAATATAACCAGTAACTTTTAAAAATCCTTCTGTTGTTTCATTGGTTTTTTGGACCTGAAACATTGCATTTTTCTTTAGCATACTCAACCTTTATCACCTCCTTTTATGCTGCTAACATCAATACTTCTGATTCAACTATATCTGCTGTGCATCTACACCTTATCGGTCTACCTGGTATCTCTCCATCTGGTGGGTTATCCCATTCATAAATGTTTCCATTTCTTTCAGCGTGAGTTGGTCTCACCCTTGCATCTCCTGCGGTTACCCAAATGAATTTTTTTAATCCTATTCCCTTAAATTGGGCTTTGGTTGATTCTGCGAACACATTCCCAACTTGATCTGCTGCTATTAAAGCGGCTCTGTTCTTTTCTATTCCAGTTGTATTTTGTATTGCTTGTACTAAATCATCTAAAGTTAAGCCCTCTTCTATTTTTTCTTTTACAAGTTTAGTTACTTGTTTATCATATGTTCTAAGATATTTAGTAGGCTCTGCTTTAATAAGCTTTATATTTTCTTCTAATAGATTTTTTATAATTTCCTCATTGTAATAAGGCTGTTCTTTAAAAGCTACTCCTAGTATTTCAGAAACTGATGAATTGACTGTATTTATAGAGTATTCAACTGTTTCTAGTATGTAATCTATACATAAATCAAAAGCATATTCTGTTGTTAAAAGTTCCTCAAAATATTCTAGGAACTCTTTTTCTTTATCAGAATTTGAGTTAAATTTATAATCAATACTATTTGTTTTACCTTTTAAAAATATTTCTTTGAATTTATCCTCTATTTCTGTTACTAACTTTTTTAAAGTTTTAGAATATGCAAGTTCTATATGAAAAGGGAAATTATCTTTCATATTTCACCTCTATATACTCAAATCTTTAATTTTATTAAGTAATGTGTCTTTAAGAGATTCTAATGTAGCTTTTTCTATTTCAATACCTTCTATCATCTTCTGCATTTGAACTAATGCTTCTACATTTATTTTTAATGCTTCTGCTTCTATTTTTCCTATTTCAGCTTTCTCTTTTTCATCAACAGCTCTTATAGAGTTAAATTCTAACTCAAATTCAATATCATATTTTTTTTGTTCTGCATAGAGTAGTTTTATAATCTTTCTCAATATCTCATCTAAGTTATCTTTTTGAAAAGCTTCTATATATTCATACCATCTATTAGAATCCTCTTTTGCACTTGCTAAAGCTCCTTGTGAACTTCCTACAAGCTTTGACATTGGTATTCCTAACGCTGCTGACAACTCATTGTATATATAATCCTTTAGGTCCTTTATATTTAGTCCTTGCGTAAAACCTACAGCTTGCAAGTCATCATCTTTTCCTAAAGTTATAAGAGTGCTTGAATTTATTTCCATTTCTTTTTTTACTTGGTATTTATCTTTTCCTATCCTATTTAAAATGGAATCTAATTTAGTCTGATCTCCTATTTTTAATTTTTTTAGTAACATAGCATAAGCTAACTGCCCTACGCTCCATATCCCATTATCTTTAACTATTAATAAATCCCATAAAGCTTTATAGAAGGAATCTCCATATTCTGAGGATAAAGGCGTGTACTTATCAACTCTTGGATAAGGCTCATATATGATTAGCCATGAAGAATCTATTTTTATATTTTGAACTTTTCCATAGGGATTTTTAAAATCTACATTCTTACATTCTCCATACCTTTCTATTGTCTTATCCATTTGTCTTTGAATTTGGTTTATATCTCTGGCATAAAACAAATTAATATCTCTTATCCTGTTTATCTTTCTTAAATCAAGTTCTTTCCCAGTTTCTAAACTAGAACCTTCTACTATTGGAAACATAAAACAAATTCCATCTTTTAATCCATTTATAAGAAGCTCAACTATATAATCACTACACTCCAATTCTGTAAATCTCTTCATTACTTTTAAATCAAGTTCTTCATTACCACTTTTAACAATAAAGCCAGACTTTAAACTAGCTCCAGCAATTTCTCTCAATATCCTTTTACAAAAAGCATAGTCATTATGCATAACATCTATTTCTTTTTGTTGTAATCTCCGTTCTTCTCCTACTACTTGTGAGGCTACTGGGTCAAGGATTGTATCTCCTTTGGTAGAGTTTGGATTATCACTTTGTAGAAAATTTTGTTTTTTATTTTTTTTACTCACCTATTCACCTCCTATACTAGATTTATTACTTCTATCAGCTACAACTAAAGCAGAGTATGAAACGCAATCTACTATATCATCATGTTTTGCATTTGGAAATTCCAGTAATTGATTTTCAAGACTTCCTAACCATTCAGCGTTTTTAAGGTGATATATTTTAGAATTTGCATAATACAGAATTGCTGTTGTTGCTCTTTCTATCTTATCCCCTACAGCTTTAAGAGTTTCTATAGGTCTACCCTGTGATACAAGTTTTTGTATTATTCCTGTTCCTGATTGTTTATCTTCTATAGCTTGGAAACTACAAGTCCATTTATTCCAATATTTATCAATCATCTTTTCCTGTTCTGGAACTTTTATTCTTCCATGATAACAATCAACTATGAGTAAATCCTTTTCAGGTGTTACTATAACAGTTAAGATAACTGTTTCATCATTTGCTTTACCATCTTTTTGAGCTGTATCTATAGTCTGAAATACATAGCAACTATCATGTAGGAACTTCTTTATTCCTGTTTCATCATACAAATACACAAAGTTATTATCCCATTCAAAATATCTAAAATAATTTCTTTGGAAGTATTCACCACTATCAACTTGTGGTTTTTGCTTGTATAAGCTCCACCAAGTTCTAGGATTAGCTTTAAAAGGCTCAAAATATTTCTCATCATACTTTTGTGGATATAGAGCTTGACCTATTTCTCTCCCTAATGGGTCTAATGCTGTTTCTTCTTCTGTTTCACATATAGCCATTAAGTCTAGTTTTAGCCATTTTAAATGTTTTTCAGATTCTTCAATCTTTCCTCTTAGGTCACTATTATGCCATCTTGTCATTATCAGGATTATAATACCGTTATTATGTACTCTTGTTAAATAAGTATCATTGTATTCGTCCCAATTTCTTTCTTGAATATTCTTTGAATTTGCTTCTTCTCTATTTTTTACTGGATCGTCTATTATAAGAAGTTCAGCCCCTTCTCCTGTTGCTCCCCCTCTTATTGTAGCTCCCTTAAATCTTCCACCACCTTTTAATTCCCACATAGATTTTTGAGATACATCTGTTCTAACTTTAACCCCAAATAATGGTCCTGCTAGCTCAAATATTTTTTCTCTATTCTTTTGTCCTGCTTTTTGGACTAGATTATCTCCATAACTTGTTACTATGCAATTTCGCCAGTCATCTTTTCCCATAAACCAGCTAGGAAAACAATTTGTTATAGATGTGCTTTTAAGATGTCTAGGTGGGACTGATATAGCTATCCTTGTTTTAGTATCTTTATCTTTAAATAAACCTCTTTCTGCTAAAGTGAGGACATCACAAATAAGTTCTATATGTTCACCAATAACAAGAGGATTATTAGTTGTAAAACTTTGCTTAAAGTATGAATAATAAGAGTTCTGACATAGAATATTATTAGCTTCAACTAATTCTAAAAGCTCATCATCTGAATACTTTTCTAAATCCTGCGTCATTTCCTCAAGCTCATGTTCTAGTTTTTTTTCTTCTATGAACTTATGGAATATATCACTTTCTGCATATTCAGGTTGGTTATTTATTTTAAATAATCTTATAAGGTTATCTATCGCTTTCATTGCTACCTCTTAGTTTAATTAGAATACTTTTAGCTTTTTCTATGCTGCCTGAAGTCTTACCTTCTTCATTTCCTGTTCCATATACTTTTTCCTTTTCAATCTCCAGCCTTTGCTTTTCTATCTCTATCTTTTGCAATGAAGTTAAAGCTTTTACTAATGTTCCTAGTTTATTCACTCTCACTGTATCAGTCTCGTGAGTAACGAGCTTTCCAAAGCCATTAACTTCTTCATAGATATTCAGCTCTTCTGTAGCTTGTAGCAAGGCTGTATTAATATTATTTAATACACTAGCCATTACATCAGATATTTCATCAGATAATTTTTCTTTGGTTTTTTCCGTGACTTTTATGTAATATTCCTTTCTTTTGTTGCTCCAATCTTTTTCAGCTGAATAATCTTGAATGGTATTGAAACTGATATCATATTTTTCACTTAACGCTTTGAGTGTGACAGGTTTTTCAGATATATCTGTGACATATTCAGTTTCTAGCTTTAACCAATCTATTTTGTTCTTTTTGTTAGTTGTCACATTGTCACACTGTGACACTCCTTTTGTGACGCCCCACTTATGGCGTGACTTCCATTTTCTTACTGCTGCTTCTGTTACATTATATTTAGCTGCTATTTCTTTTATATTTATTCCAGCTAAATAATCTATTTTTGCTAATTCATGATCTTTCACACCATCTGTGACACCTCCTTGTTGCTCCTTACCTCATTACTACTCTTATCATGTAAGAGTATTAATCAGGAAATTATTCATTCAATAATTATCTTTACGTAGTTAAAATACCCACTATTTCTATTTTTTATTTAAAATATTCTCTCCAAAAAGTTATAATATGTTGCTACTACATTTTATAAAAGAAAGGAGGTAAAAATATGCCTAATTATATAGTTAACCTAACAAAAGATAACAAAGGTTATAACGAAGTTCATACTACTGATTGTACTCATGGGAAAAAAGCACTTCATACAACTTCTATTGGATATCATCTGAATGAGATAGAAGCTGTAAAAGCTGCTAAAAATTTAGGATACAATGCTGATGGATGCTACTATTGTTGTAACAAAGCACACAAGGGCTAAAACTTCATGGAAAGAGGGATATTCCCTCTTTTTCTTTTTTATATTTTTATAACCTCTATTGGTATATCTATTTCATACCCTGATTTTACTAATTCCTCATAATGCTTTTCTGTTAAGTATCCTTTCGGAGTGTAACAAGGTACACATCTTGGATCATATAGCAATATTGGAAATTTAGCTTCTTTACTTATAGCTTTCATAGTTTCTCTTATTAAAATATCTATTATCCATTTAGGATATTCTCTTTCACTCCAACCAGAACCAATTTGTATCCATGCTATATTATCTTTCAATGTCTTATTTTCCTTATAGCCTTTACAACAACCTACAGTTCCTATTTTATATTTATTCCAAAGTATGCTTATTATATCTACCATCTCATCATCTATATGCACTTCTCCATTTTTTAAGCAACCATCTATTGTTAATACTCCCAAATGTTCAGGTATTTTTATCAATTTAGCTGTTTCATCATGACTGTGAATATAATTTTCTGATATCATTTTTCCTCCTTTTTTATTTGATGTTTGTGACAGTTTTGGTTTATATTAATTTTATTAGCGGCTTTTTATCCACTCGTGTGAGGGAAGGAGGACATTTATATGAAAAAAAATTAGTATGGGGTAGACATCGACCATGAGGTATACCCTCATTGAAACACATAACTTCAATACTGCTATCTTTAGCCTTTATTATTTCATGTACAGAGTTATGTGTTTTAATCAAGATAAAATAAAAAAGGTGGACTAAATAAGCCTTAGACTTTTCATCTAAAGTTTATCTAATCCACCTCTTAGGGTCGCAAATCAGAAATTCTATATTATATATTATATTTTCTATATTATACCACTATTAGCGGTATTATGCAATATTATTTCTCTTGATTTTTTATAAGTGGAATAGCTTTTTCGAACTTGGCATCCACTATAATTCCAGAATTATTTATTTTTATTTTAAGCCATCCATCTTTATACTCTCCACTATCTACTATTTTTTTTATTAGTCTATCTAATTTAGAATTATCTGCCATATGCTCCTCCTATTAACATACCTTTTTGTAATTTTCTATTATTTGCTCTATATCTCCTTCAAATAATTTACATGCTATTTCATATAATTGTGGTAATTTGTTCATTATTTTATCTATATATTCAAGTTTATTTTTCAGTTTAGGTTTATTATTTTTATTATAGTTTTCTATTCTTCTTTTTATATCAACATGATATTTTCTTTCAAATTCAAAATATAATAATCTCCACCTTTCTTGAAAATCTGCTCCTTTATATCTTACAACTGTATTAAGAATCTGCCTCATATCCATTAATTCTATTTTATCTGTAAGTCCAATAATAACATCTTCTTTATACTCTATTTCTTTTGTTTTATACTCCAATTCTTCTTTTAAAGGTTTAAGCTCTAATTTCAATAAAGCTTTATGAGATCTAGCTACTATATCAGGATCATTTGAAAATAAACCTAGTTTTAATCTATCTTCATAGGAAATTATATTTCCTAATTGTTTTTCTAATTCTTCAATGTAAGACATTATATGTTTTCTTACAAATTTACTTTCTCTTACTAACACTTGCCTTGCTTGATTAAATGTTAGTTCAAACATAGGTCTTTCTTGATTCTGCTTATCTTTATATGACCCGAGCGAAATTTTTCCCTCACCTATTTCATCTTCAAATTCATCTCTAATCACTTTCAATAAATCTTTGTGTTGAAGTTCTGATCTATTATCTTCCTGACTTCTAAAAATATTAATCTGTTCAACCAACTCTAAACTTGTAACTATATTTTTTCTTTCCTCTATTTTTATTAAATTATTCATATTCCGCCTCCTGTTTTTTAACATTTTTTTCTTTCTTGTTTACAGTTTCAAAATAATAAAGCAAACACTTTAAAGCCTTTTGATCTCTCTTTCCTAGTTTAGAAATCCTTTCAGCAAGAATAATAATCTCTTTATCAATTTCTATATTATTTTTCATTATTTCCTCCATTATTTTCACAAATTTTCTTTTCTATATTTTTCAAACTTCTTTTTATTGCAAATATTGCTTGTGCTACATTTCCAAGTATTACACCGAATACAATAACCACAAATGTTTCAAAACTCATATTCTACCTCCCACTATCTCTATTACATCATCCTATATTCCGGTCCACCAATCATCAACGATTTTAATTCTATCATTACCTAAATCTATATAATAGTAAATATCTTTATTACCAGTTTTCTTATTTAAGATAATAGCAATTTCTGGTAATGAAAGTTTTTTTGGATTTTCTACTATCTTGAATATAGACGAATACCAACTTGAATAAATTAGATCACATCTCAATCCTTCATGTTCTATACATTTACTCATCTCATCCCCATCCCTATTATCTCTATCACTTCATCTAAGCTTCTTACAACATAGTAATCAGCTCCATGTTCCTTCATTAATTTTTCCATTTCTTTTTGCTCTTTAGATTGTTTCCCTACATTTGTTTTAACTTCTAATCCTATACACTTACCATTTTTTAGTACTAGAATATCTGGGAAACCTTTTTTAGTTCCTTTTGCTAAAGATCTCCATCTTTTGCCTACAGGGTCATATATTGCGGTATTATTTATTCTCTGCATAAATATTTTCCCTTTATTTTCTAATAACTGTAAATAGTCTATTATGCTTGATTGAATTTCACTTTCTTTCATTTTTCACCCTACTTCTTAATTATCTCTATTTTAACTACGTCTTTGAATATATCTTTGAAACTATCAACCATTATGTATAATGAAATTCCTAAGGCACCCGCTATAAAAATCATCGCAAGAGTTTTTACTAATATCTCAACTGCTTGTTTTTGTTTTTTCTTCATTCTTTCACCTCTACAAAATATATACTTTTGCCATCTGTTCTAAGCTGTCTCATGCAATATCCACCATTACGACCTATAACATCAAAACAACTTTCACCTCCAAAACAACAATTATCACAACCTGCTAATGATTTTAGATTTTCTACTACTTTATACTTTTTCCCTTCATATTCAAATATCTCTCCTATTTTTCTTTCCATATCTCTCTCCTCATCTTTATTTCCACTCTACTAATCTACTCATTCAATTCTTTCAGTTTTTTCCATCCTATCCCATCTGTTGCCAAAGCTTTAATATTTACTGTTTTTTTGTTAAGGCTAGATAAATCTGGTAAAACTATATATTCCCAATTTTCAGCTCCGTCATACTCTTCTCTTTTCATTATAAAACCTTTCCCTAATATCGTTAAATCTGTAGCAACTGCTGGGCTACCATATCCAGAATAATAATTAGTTTTTTTTGCCACTTTCTCAAAATTATCTTTAGTTATTTGGAAATCATTTCCGTATATCGCTATAACATCTTCAAATGTTTTTTCATTATATATTAATTTAGCTACTGTTTCTGTCCATAAATTAGTCATTTATACCCTCCCTTATCTTTCTTTCTAATGCAGCTAGTGCTATAAAAGCACCAGCCACTATTATTAATGCTATTTCCATATCTGCCACCACTTTTTATTTTTCAATTCTTCCAGTTCGGATTTTAACTTACTAATTTCCAGTTTTAAGTCGTTATTTTCAAGTTTCAATCCAGTATTTTTATATAAAAGTTCATTATTCTTTTTTGATGTTATTTGCCAATCAATAGCATATGTATTTTCAGTCTTTTCTATTATTTTTCTAATCTCCTTCAAAACCTCTTCCTTACTCCCGAAGTTCCTTGAAGGTGCTCCCTTTAATCCTGTTTCCTTTTTTAGAAATGTGTAAAACTTTCTCAATTCATCTCTAGTCATTTTATCCTCCTATGCTATGCACTCTTTTTTTAAATTATTTAATATTTCAGGATATTTTCTAATATTTATCTTATTGTTTTTTAACCATGTTTTAAGATGTTTCTTACTAGGTAAAGTTTGTTCTAAGTCTACAAGTTTATATCCTAAACAACATTCATAAAAAACTTTGTATTTCCCATCTGGTAAAATTTTTATATTTTTCAACAAGATAGAATTAAGTATTCTGTCCTCTTCTTCTTTTCTTGTTTTATAAATCATCTTTCTTTTACCTCCTGAATTTCTCCTTTAAAATTAAAATATATAGTTCCAAGTCCTCCATTTCTATTCTTTAGAATAGACACTTCTAATAGTTCAGGATCAGCATCTTCAACATAATATGCCTCTCTGTATAAACCTATTATTATACTGGCATCTTGCTCGATTTGGCCTGAATCTCTTAAGTCCGATGGTAAAGGATGTTTATCTACTCTCTTTTCAACTTCCCTCGACAATTGAGCTAATGCTATAACTACTATCCCCAATTCTTTAGCTAATTTTTTAAGAGATATTGAAATGTCTGTAACTTGTTCATATCTTCCACCTTTTACATTTGACCCTAGTAGTTGCATATAATCAATTATTATATAATCCAAATCATTCTTTTCTTTCTCTATTTTGCATATCTCAAGTATTTTATTTACTGTAAAATTTCCAGTTATGATATTTAGATTATCTCCAAGTTTTGCAAGTTCTGTGCTTGCAAGATTAAGCCTTCCATGTGCTTCATTTTTTAGTTTTCCAAAACCTTCTGTGCTTTTCAAATATCCTAAAGAAATTCTAGACATTTGAGCCATTATTCTGTTTATAACTTGTTTTTCTGACATTTCTAAGCTGAAAAATATCCCTTTATTACTATTTTTAGCCAATGATAAAGCTTGTGATAATATAAATGCTGTTTTCCCCATTCCTGGTCTACCTTCGACTACAACTAAATCTTCTGGTTCCATTTGTGCTAATCCATCAAATTTTTTCCAACCTGTTTTTAATGGATTTTTAGGTGGATTTTCTATATTTTTGTAGTATTCTTCAACTACATTTTTAAGACTTAGTTTTTTTACCGTTTGGCTTTCTCCAAGCATTTCTTCTCTAATGCTTGATATTTCATTCAGTAATTCTTCATTTGTTTCAATTACAGCTGCCTCTTGCAATTTTCTTTTGATATAGTTATGTTTTAACTCTTTAATATATAAATCTATTCTTTCAGCAAAAGCTTCTGTATTAAATATTTTTTCACCTATTTTTCTCTCTTTCTCGCTTATGATAGAATAATCTATCAGTTCATTATTAATCATTCTTGATTTGCATTTTTTTATTACTTCAGCAGCTTCTTTGCTAAACATCTTATCTGGAACTGATAATATTTTTTCTTGATCTTTTTTATTAAGTCCTAGAAGTAACAAGCAATATATTAATTTAATTTCTGAATCCATTTTTAAATAACCCTCCTACTTGGTGGTAATGCTGCTTTTTTTTCTTGTTTATCTTTATAAGCATCTGCCATAATTCTATCTATCATATTTCTAACTGAGAAATGATTTATATTAGGTTTAGTGTCTAGTTTTCCCAGTAAAAACTTAGATTCTTTTATTTTATTTATCAACTCCCTAATGTTTATATCTCTGTATTTACTTGGTAACATAGTATTATCTATTAGCATTTTATTTATTCCTGTAGATTTAATAGCTATATCTTTAAGTTCTTGTAAATCATTTTTAAATTCGATTGATGATGAGTCCAAAGGACGAACCTCTTTTTCTTTCTCATGCATATCCTCTATCTTATTTAGTTTATCTAACTTAGTATCATCATCTTTTTCTACTGTAGTATTCTTCTGGTAATCTACTGTGTAATCTACTGTTATTGGAAATTCACTTTCTTGATTTCTAGAAGTTAAGTTTCTTGATTTCCCGAAATCAACTTTCTTGATTTCTAGAAATTCACTTTCTTGATTTCTAGGAAATTCATCACCTTCATTTGTAACAGCATTTAATATCTCTTTAACTTTTTCATGGTTTCTTACATAATATGTTCTTCTTTCCATTCTATCTATATAAGAACAATAAGGTTTCCCTTGAAATTTATCTTCTGCTTCTTTAAATTCTTTTTTAGATTTATAAACTACTCCTATTTTAGAAAAAGCATTTCTGAATTCTGCTTTACTTATTCCTATTTCTTCTATCCAAGAATCACCTTCTTTGTATGATCCATTATCACAAGGCTCTAAAAATTTATAGAAATTTTTGTATTTATTTTTATCAAACCAATATTCTAACTGCCTCATTAAAATAGCTGGTGTTATTCCACCAAGTTTCTTACCTAATTCTGGATAGTATGGTATGGTATTCAATTTTAAAAAACTCATTTATTACCTCCTTTTTGAGAGGTGTTGCCAAACATCTCTCTTATTTTTATTTTGTATCTGCCCACCACAACAAAGATGTTTGGCTTTGAAGTGATGAACAGATATAAAGTAAAAATTATTATTTTTTTTATTTTAAATGGCTATTTTCTAATTCTATTTTTAAAAAACAGCCATTTTTTTTAAAATAGATTCAACTCGTGTGAGCTGCTATTTTCTTTTTTATCTTCTGAATAAATATGATGTTGGAATACCTTTGGCATATCTACCAAAGCCGTAACCATACCATTTTTTGTCATCAACTTGAAATATAAAATCAAACCTTCCAAACATAACGACCTCCTTTTTTTATTTAAGCTTTACTATTTAACTGTAAAACTTATTTAAAAGCCTTTCGCTAACTTTCTTAATTTAAATTATTGAAAGGCTTTAAAATCAATTTTATAGATTACTATTTTCTAGTAACTCTTTCAGCTCTTTTGTCTTTTTTAAAATTTCATCTTCCCTAGAAAAATATATTTCAATCTTTCCATTTTCTTCTTTGTATATTTCGTGTAATTTATCATTTTTATCAAAGTAATAATAAAATACATAATCTTTCTTAAATACATCAAATTGCATTTCACATATTAAATAACCATCTTTTTTATAATATTTAACATATTTATAGTTTTGTAGCTTTGCATTTTCTAATAAATTGTAAGGAGTTAATATATAATCATTTTTTAACACTACTATCTCATCAAGCAGTATCTTAACACTCTCCACTCACTCCACCCCCTTTTTTATTTTTTATTCTCGCTTTACCATTAACCTGTAAAACTTATTTAGAAGCCTTTCTTTATACTTTACTCATTAAACTTCTCGAAAGGCTTTAAAATCAATTCTACACATTTTTAACTTAACTTAATAAAGTGAAATGAAATATTTTATTTTAACTTGCTTTTGTATTTTTTCTGTGCTATTCTACTCTTATCTTGTACTTTTATGTCTATGAACGTATACCTTTTATGTTATAATAGAACAAAAAGTCAAAACTTGTTGTTTGTGAGGTGAATTATGTTTTATTTTTTAAAAAGCAAATTAATTTTCACAAGGTTTCTAAATCCATTCGCAACTTTTTTATTCAAACTTATCACTTGATTTTTTTATCAAAAAAATTTATAATGTATATATCTATGTTTAGTTATAGATAAAAATTTGTATTTCGAGGATGTGATTTAATGAATAAAAATAATGATTCAAATAATGAAAATATCGAAGTAACTAACAAAATAAATATAATTGAAGCTTTAAAAATAATTACAAAGATTTCTGATAAATTAAACTCGTAACAAAACGAGGTTATTTCCCAAAAAAAATAGGCTTACCTAATATTTTTTCAAGATCAAATAAAAAATTGGTATGTACAGATTTTCCATCTTTTAATCTTTTCATTTTATCATATACGGTGCTGTCTTTACTTCCAAGTGCAGCACCTAATTCAGCATATGTTATTTTTTTATTTTTTCTTGTTTCTTCAAAAATTTCATATAATTTTTGTGGTGTTTTCATATTACCCCCTCCTTTTTCTATATTATACTTTTTAAAACGAGCGTTGTCAAGAGAAAAAAATTAGACTTTTAAAAGTCTAATTTAATTCAAAAATATTAATTTATTTTTTTTATAATATTGTCAAGATTTTCGAAATCTTTATCTAATTTGTCTAATTTACCTTTTTTAAGTGCGATTAACTTAAGCTTATCACTTATAGCTATTAGAACTTCTTGTGCTTCTTCAGGTGTAAGTCCTTTAAAAACACTTTCATAAAATTCTTCATAGTTTTTCATCTCGTTAATTTTTTTCATTAAAGTTTTTTCATTTTCCATACTTTTAAGCACTTTCAACATTTCTGAATTTTCTTTTTCAAGTTTCTCATACTTATCTCTTAATATATTACCTGTTTTGTCAAAGCTCCATTCTTTTAAAAATTGTTCTTTATCTTCTAAGTTTAAAGATAATTTTTCAACCATTAGGTACAATGTGTCTTCTCTAGGCAATATTCTGCCTTTCATAATATCGCTTAAATGCCCTGTTGATATATTGCATTCTTCTGCAAATCTGGCTTTTTTATCATATTTCCTTATAACAAATTCTTCCAAAAGTTTACCAAACATTTTATCCCCCTTATTAACTCTATATCAAAATTATACATTAATTAAAAAAAATATAAAATATTTTTCGTGATAAAACGAAAAAAAGTCTTGACATAACTCGTTTTAAAAAGTATAATATATTTATAAAGCAATAAGCAATTTTTTTTAAACAAAATACTCGTTTATAAAAGAGTGAAAAATAAAGGAGGAAAAATATGTGGAAATGTAAAAAGTGTGGAGGAGAGGTAATAGCAATTATTGAGTCTGGTGATTCGTTTGAATTTTCTCTGGATAAATATGGGAATCCAAATGAATTTATAACTCATACTACAGAAGATATTGAGCAAATCGTAAAACAAAAGATAAATATAGTTGGAATGTATTGTGAAGATTGCGATATTGAAATTGAAATTTTGGAAGAAGAAGCAGTTTGGGAGGACTAGTATGTGGATAACATTTAAAAGTAAGTTAGATGACGAAAAAAATTATGACATAAAAATTAATTTAAATAAGATAGAACATATAATTTTATATGAAGAAACAATAGAGCTTTATCCAGGAATGGAAGAAAATTTCTATGTAATAAGTAAAAATTCAAATAAAAACTTTGAAGAAATAAAGCAAAAATTAATGGAGTTATAGGATGTTAGGAATGAAAGCTTTTAATAGTGGAAACAGAAAAAACAAGCTAATAGTAAGATTTTTAAAAGGTGTAGGAAGCGTATCATTGGCAAGCCCTCTTCTTGATAAAAACGGAGTAGCTAAAAAGATAGGTAATAAATTATCATTGAAACGTCACGGTTTTGGTTGTAGACCGTTAGTTTGGAAAATTGCTGATTTTATAGGTGATAGAAGTATTATTCTTAACAGTAATATGAAAAGAAAAATATATGGTATTACAAACGCTAAGGAATATTTAAAAGAAGTACAAAGTATGGACTTAGAGAGAAAAGTTGTTAGTCAATGGCTAAATGATATTGTAAATGGTAACAGTAATAGATATAAAGTTTATTGTTGGCTTTTGAGAAAAAATAAATAATAAAAATCCCCACTCAACCGAAGTCAAATGGGGTAACAGTATGATAATAATACTGCCTGAGAACTTTATTATATCATACTGTTACTCCAAAATCAAATATAAAAATGGAGGAATAGATATGAGAAAGATTAAAAGAAGAAAAAACAAGGTAAGAACACATGTACAAATTGAGAAAGAGAACATTGAAAAAGCTAATGATCTTGGACTAAATATTAAAACTATTCTTAGAAAACTTTTAAAAGCTGTAAGAGGTGATAAAAATGAATAGTGGAGATACAGAACTTAAAATACATTTGATAAAAGAAGGTTTAGAACAAAATAAAACGTTAAAAGAAATAGAGGAAGATATATTAAATAAAAATTTAGTTTTACATGATTTGGTAGATTTTATGAAAAAACCAAATATAATAGAAAATTTTAAACAGTTTAGATTTAGGAGGAGAGCATGAATAAGATAAAAGACTTTATTATGCTGATAATAGCAATAATAGCAATAGCTTATTCTATTGAGCTGATTTCTATTAGAAGAGAATTAATGTTAGCCTTATTAGAATGGCTTAGGAGGTAAACATGAAATTTATCTATGATATAGGAGCTGTTATCACAATATTTTTAGTTATATTAATGTTGGTTTGGGAGGCTGCAAGATGAAATTATTAGACTTTAAAAGAATTATTAAGAAATTAAAAAAACTTGGTTATCCAGTTGAAGAAATGACGGCTGAAGATACATGGTTTATGTTAAGAGCTTTTAGTTAGGAGGTAGATATGGAAAGAAAAGTAGGAAGCTATTATGACCCACCAGAAGATGACGGAATAGATACAAGTGAGATAGAAGATTTAGAATGTGGCTGGTTTTTTAGGGAGGTTGAAAGAGAATGGAAGAACTATTAAAAGCTATAAAATATCTACATTTTGCAAAAGAGCAAGGAACAATAACAAGTTACAATATTCTTAATGAAGAAGAAATAGAATTTAAATTTAAAGTTAATGGATATGAAGAAACAGACTCTTGTGAAATTGAAGAATATAAAACTATAGGTGGAAGAATAAAAGAAGCTATAGAACAATACTGGGAAGGTGCAGAAGAAGAAGAAAGATACAGAGAACAATGTGAAGCTGATTATATATCTGTATGTTGTGGGTGATTATATGAAAGATACTATAAAAGAAATGCTATCTTTATCTGATCTTATAAAAGAATTGAAGAGTAGAGAATTTGACAAAAAATACCCTTTAACATATAAAGAAGGCTGGTTAAGATTTGAGGAAAGAGTAAAGCAACTAGAAATTGAAATAGAAGCTTTTAGAAAGGAGAATAAAAATGATTAATAAATTAAAAGCACCTTTTAAAGAAAAAGAAATAGAATGGAGAGTTCAAAGTTGTGGTGTAAGTAATGATAGACCATGGGTTAAAGTTTTAGCTTATGTAACTGCTAGAGCTATTCAAAACAGATTAGATGAAGTATTTGGAATAGATGGTTGGAAAGTTGAATATAGAACAGGAAAAAATGATAATAACATTATATGTAGATTATACTTTTGGAGTGATAAAAGAAATGAATGGATATACAAAGAAGATGGTTGTTCGGAAACACAAGTAGAACCTTTCAAAGGGGGGATATCCGGAGCTTTAAAAAGAACTGCCGCTAGTGGTTTAAGCATAGGTAGATATTTATATTACTTAGATGAAACATTTGCAGAATGTAAGTTTGAAGCAGAAAAAGGTTGGAATAAATGTAAAACTAAAGACAATAAAATAATTTACTGGAAAACTCCAACACTTCCAAATTGGGCATTACCTAAAGAATAAAATAGGAGGATATTATGACAGAATTAGAATTAAAAGAAATTTTAGAAAAACATAATAAATGGTTGAATAATGAAGATGGAGGAGAAAGGGCTAATCTAAGTTGGACTGATCTAAGTTGGGCTAATCTAAGTGGGGCTGATCTAAGTAGGACTAATCTAAGTGGAGCTAATCTAAGTTGGGCTAATCTAAGTGGGGCTGATCTAAGTTGGGCTGATCTAAAAGTAGTACCAACTTATAATGAAGGAACTTGCTTTTATGCTTTGCAGTGTCCTGAGGAATGTAGCTTTATAGGTTTTAAAAAATGTAGAGAAGATAGAATAGTAAAATTATTAATAACAGATGATGCTTTAAGAAGTTCAGCTACTACAAGAAAATGTAGAGCTAACAAAGTAAAAGTTCTTGAAATATTATCTATAGATAAAAAAGAAAGTTTTGAAAGAGCTATAAGTAAACAAGATTCAGATTTTGAATATATAGTTGGGGAAACGATTGAAATAAATGATTTTGATAAAGATAGATGGAATGAATGCAGTTCTGGAATACATTTCTTTATAACTAGAAAAGAGGCAGAACAATATTAAAGTAAACAGGAGGGAACAATGAATTTAGAATTAAAAGAAGAAAATGGGAATATAAATTTATATGTTCCCTCTAATAAATCTTTAAAAGAAATATATAATCTTATAACTAAGCTACAGAAAAGTGAAATAAACGTGATTAAAATTGATAGACTATCCTTAGACCAGTCAAAATTGATTTGGTGTTTGTGTGGTGAGTACGGGCAATTAGTAGGATATGAGAGGGAAGAAATGAGAGAAGTTTTAGAAAATGAATTTTGCAGTAGCAGAGAAATAGAATACTTTTCTATCTCTCCTCATAAACCTAGTGCTTGTTCTGTAGAAATAGCCACAGAATTTATACAATTCATTATAGAACATTCTATAGAGCAAGGGTATAACTTAATAATACCAGAGGGAAAAGGAGAGAAAAGGACATATAAACATTCTAGGGATATATGTCCTGATATAAATAAATATGTAATAGCTTGTATAAGATCCAAAAGGTGTGCAGTATGTGGAAGCTACTATGATGTTACTATCCACCATTATGACACTATTGGAGCTACAACTGGCACTTATAAAAAAGATGATGGCTTACAAGGTAGAATGATTAGTCTTTGTGGAGAATGCCATGCAAAAGCACACAATATGACCAAAAAAGAATTTGAAAGCAAATATCATATTTATGGTGTATGGCTTACTCCAACAATAGTAGCAGATATTAAAAAAATCTATCCAGGACATTTTAAGGCTTTCAGGATAGAGAATTATAAAAGGGAGGAATAAATGGAAAAAGCTTATTTTAATGTCGGGGATAGAGTTAAGATAGTTTCAAGCAAAACTAGAGGTAAAGTAATAACTGGAATAGTAGTTATAAACGATGAACAATGGAAATACCCAAGATTTAAAAACATGACAAGATATACAGTTCTGTTGGATAAAGAATATGATGGAATATTGCTTTTTAAAATGAATATAAAATCATTTGATATAGAAAAAATACCGTCAAAATATAGAGAATATGATGGAAATAGATATATTTATGCAGATGAACAAGAAATGACAAAAATTGATGCACTAGATAAAATTATTATTAATCTTAGACATAAAAATCCTGATAAAGATATTGATGTTACAGTAGAAGAAGTTATAAAAGCTGTCGAGAAGTTGAAGGAATTAGAAAAAGAACTTAAAATGATTGATAATGATATAGTTTATATAGAGAAAAAAGCGTTTAAATCACTAGAGTTATTATTTAGTGAACAGTATAAAAGTTCTTACAGCACCTACATTCCTTATGACTTTTTAGGGGTTGTTAAAGATACGAGAGAAAAGAAAAGATTAGAATGTGTTGAGCAAAGAAAAAAGATAGAAAGTTTTATTAAATAAAAATTAAAATAAGACCTCGTAATTTTGATTTTATATGGTTTTATAAGTATGAGGCTTACTATAATAGGGGTGAAATAATGATAAAAGTAAAATTTTTTGTAGGAAATATTTTTAAAATTGAAGAACAAATAAATTGTTTTCTTCGGACTGAACTAATTGATTTAAAAGATATAAAAATAGAAGGTGACGACGCACGAATGGTGGCGTTAGTTATATATGAAATTTAGGAGGCATTAATGAGAGCTTTTAATAAAAGGAATAGACCAAAGCACGTGACAAGAGGAAGGTATAACAAAGATTTATTATTTATGAATGGGTTTGTTCAGAGGGATATGAGCAATAGTAGAAGAATTGCTGACTTAGCTTATAGAACTCTTTTAGATGAATGGGTACTTGTCCACTATCATAAGATAGCGTATTACTTTGAAAGAATAAGAAATAGGAGGACTAAAGTATGACTATTGAAGAAATGAAAGAAAAATTAAAAGGTAAAATAGTTGAACCTAAAACTTGTCAAGAGTGTGTGTGTTACAATTGCTATTATCAAATTTGTGAATTGATAGTAGAACACAAATTACCAAACGAAGATGCTTGTGAAAATTTTGGACAATAAAAAGAGGAATAATGCAAGTAGAAATTTTTAATGGAATAGATGCAGATAAACCAGTTGATATTATTTTGATTTTAGGAGGAGCAAATGACTAAACCAGAACTATCAAAAAGAATAAGCCAATTAAAACAAGGTGAGATTATACGAATAAATGATAATACAGGAGTTGAACTTGTAGTAACAAAGCAAGATTATAACAGTTATGACCTTGATGTTTGGTATGATGGAGGCTTAGAAGATTCAATCACAAAACTTACATTAACCAAATTATTTGAGCAATTCGACAGATTAGACCTATACTATGATAATGAAACAGGGATAGAATATATAGTTAAAGTGGAGGAAGCAATAATGAATAAAGCTAATTTAGATATGAATATGTTCACAATGGAATTTGGAAAGATGATAGTACCTACAGATGAACATCTTAATAAAGTAGAAGAAGAATATTATGAACTTTGTAATGCTTACGAAGATTATGAAGAAGCAAAATATGAAAATATGCATCCAGAAGATATAGAAGACTACAGAAAAAAAATATGCCTTGAAGCTCTTGATATGGTACAAGCGTCTATAAGCTTTGCACAACATTTAATTGAAACAGGTATTATGACTAATGAGGATATAGAAGCTTGGAAAGAGAAACTGGAAAAAAGAAAAGAGAAATATTTAAAGTAGGGAGGACTAAAATGAAAAATAGAGAATATATTTTGAATAGATAGGGAGGTATGGGAGATGATTAAAAATAAAAAATATTGCTTTTCATTTTCAGGAGATCGAATTTTCCTTCCTGGAACTAAAACTATTGAAGGTACGCTAAAAAGTGCCTTCGACATAGCAGAAGGAAGATATTTTAAAGATGGTGAATTAAGGGTAATGATGAACTTAAAAACGATATTGTTTAAACTTAAATTAAGAAAACTAAGACATGGTGACGTTGTATTAGTAAAAGAAGAAGGAAAACTAAAAGGTTTCAGAGTTATAGGTAATCAATTTAATATAAAAATTGATGAGTATAACAAACAAGAGGCTAAAACTAGGGGTAGAGTGGCTGTATTAACCTTATACAATGGCATTAAAATAACACCAGATAGATTAAAAGACTTTTATATAAATAACTCTTACTTAGGTTATAATTTTAGAGTGTTAAGAACTAAAGATGTTACAGAGGTTTTTTAATGACTAAAAAAGATTTAATGTCAAAACTGATTGATTTAAATCCACAAAATATGGTTATGATGATAGATAATCGAAGAATAGAATTATTAATAATGAAATATAATTGCGATGATTATTCTGTTGATTTATTTTATAATGACAAATTAAGGAAAAGCATTGATAAATTAACCCGTTTAGAGTTATTTGATTTTATACATAAAAATTTTAATTACGAAGATGAAATAAAGTACGTGGAGTTGGTGAGGAGTTATGAGTAAAAGAGAAGTATAAAAAAACTAAAAAGAAAATAGACGAACTACAAAGAGGGAAATATGACCTGAATGTTTTTAAACATTCTAAATACAAACATAGACCTTTTGCAGTATATATTGATGGTAAAGTTAGGATACAAGAAACAGGTTCAGCAATTTTAATAGTAAATCAAGATTAAAAGAAGATATTAATGTAATAGGAGGAAATAAAAATGGTTAAAATTATAAATGCAGATAAAACAGACGAAAAATTAATAGAAATGTTACAAAATGAAATTATAAATCTAGCAAGCAAGAAAGGATTATTAGATGAGTAAGCTTAAAGCCATTGCTTATTATAGAGTATCTACAGAAATGCAGGAAGAAAAAGAAAGCCTCTCTACTCAAATTCAGGGTGGAGAGATTTTCTGTAGAGATAATGACATTGAACTTATAAAGGTTTTCTCTGATGTCATGTCTGGGGGGAATAGAAGAAGACCTGGCTTTCTTGCGGCAAAAAAATTTATGGAAGAAAACAAAGGTAATATAGATATGTTTATTGCTTATGATGTAAGCAGAATAGCAAGAGATGCTTTCACCTTCCTTGAATTATTCAATTACCTAAATATGATAGGAGTTAAACTAAAGCTAATAAATAACCCTACCCTTGATAGTGATAGTGCTATGGGAAAATTAATTTTAACTATTTTAGCTGCCATATTTGATTTTTTTAGATTTGATAATTCTAGTAGAGTTAGGGATAATATGGTTATAAGAGTAAAAGAAGGGAAAAGAATGAATAGTGCCCCTTATGGTTATAAAATAGTAGATAAAAAAATGGTTATAGTTGAAGAAGAAGCAGAAATTATAAGATATGTATTTAATGCCTACCTAGAAGGTAAAGGCTTTAGAACTATTGCAAAAGAAATTAATAGGGATCATTCTACCATAAGTAATTGGCTAAATAATAAAGTTTATGCAGGATATAATATTTTTGGAAAAACAAAAATGAATAAATCTACATTTAAATTAGTAAGAAATAAAGATAAAAGTTCTATAATTGAAGCTTTAGGAGATTGGGAACCCATAATAAGCTTAGAAATATTTGAAAAAGTGAAAGCTATAAGAGATAAAAATAAAGAACTAAGAATAAAACCTAATCACAATTCAAAATTTTTATTATCAGGACTTTTGTTTCACAGTGAGTGTGATGACAAGTTTAGAGGTAATACGGTATTAAATAATTATTATTACAGATGTTTCTCCTGCTCAAAGCATTTTAAAAGTGCTGAAATAGAAAATATGGTAATAGATGAATTGATAAATGGTGATGCTTTAAAAGCTTTAAATAAAAAAATAAAAAATGAAAATAAAAAATATAATGAAAAAAGCATCTTGGAAAAAACAAAAAATAACTTAGAAGCTAAAAAGAAAAGATTGAAAGATTTTCTTATAGATGGTACACTAGAAAAAGAGGAATACAATACTAGATTACTTGAAGTAGAACAAAAATTACTTGAAGTGAAAGAAAAAGAAAAAAATATTGAAGTTGAAGCAATAAGAAAAATAGATACTGATATCATAAAAGTGTTTAAAAAAATAATAGAAAATATTAATATAGAAGATCGAGAGGACACAAAAAAAATATTAAGAAAAATTATAAAAAGAATAAATATAGATAATGAAAAAAACATTGAAATTTATCTAAATATTTAAAAGCACAAAGTTTAAATAACTCTGTGCTTTTATTTCTAAGTAAACAATATTTAAATAAGTTTTCCAATTTTCTGGAAATCCTAATAAAAAAAATCGACTCTAACATGAGCCACATAACTAAAAGTCAGAGGTGTGTAAGAGTCTATATCATATGTAAATGATATCATAATAATTATTTAAAGTCAAACATTTTTTGCCTTATGGTGATATAGCAAGT